CAACCTTTGAGTATATATACCCTCATATTGTCCAGAAGAATACACAACATCTTTCACAGTCCCTGGAAACTTTGGTGAGATGACTCTATTCAAAACAGAAGCAGCAACACAGTATTCGTCAGCAGTGTTTGCTTTTGCTTCTACTTGAACAACTTTTGCAAGGTTGTAAAAGTCTGAAATAGAAAGTGATAATAATAAACTAGCAATCATAATTTAGTTTTCCCTGTTCAGGGAAGTAAGTTCTGTAAAGGTGGGACGCTTCAACATGTTTACCAGACTGAGTAAGTTTTTTGCACTCTGCTAGTATTCGTTCTTTAAATTCCTTTGAAGGTCCGTGAGTGTTAATCATCCGTTTCTCCTAAGTACTCTAGTGAATAAACGTCATGGTATTGTGTATCGGGATCTAACCATTCGTTGAATTCACGCTGAATTGCAAAAGCATCTTCATCTAACTTGGATGCACAGAGAGTATGTATACGATCAATTACCCACTCATTCGTTGAGTGAAGGGTTTCTTGTAAAGTTACCATAGTCTTTTCGCATATAGCGCCCAAGGATGTTGCTATTATAGTACGCGGGACTACCGTCGTCAAGAGCTTCTGACAAGACGTTGTTTAAGAATAGTTGTTTGGTCTCTTCGAAATTACAAGTTCCTCTAGTTTCATGTAAACTTAGTATTTCTCTACTGAAGATCCCTTTGCCAAATAATTTAATATCTTCTTTCAATTCTGGACAAGAACCATAATACTTCTGCCAATCAGATTCTTGTTTTACTTTTCGTTTTTTACCAGGTGGTTTTCTGAATGACCAAAAGTACTTTCTACCGATGTACTTTTTACCTGATTGTAAATTTGTAATGAGATAGACAAAACCGAAGTTATTGTCAATATTCTCAGATAAAAAAGGTGTTCCCTTAAAATACCAGGGGTTCTCATAACTCATACTATAGAATCATATGAGCTATTATTTATCTTTAATCGGAACAAACCTAGTCTATTGACGATTCAGTTATTTGTCAAGCCTTTAAGAGCTCTTATGGGTCTCTTTATAAGTTCTCTAGTGATTGGAGTTGGACCCGATCCAGGACCACCTTGACTTGCAGGAACTCCTACAATCCTTCTTTGCTTGATTGACTGTGGAATATCAACACCAAATGCTCTGTCAGGTCTTCCAAGAAGTCCAGGTTTTTCACCTGCCTTGTATGCCTGATTGCTCATACCTCTCTGTAAGGCATCATCACCAAATAGAGTTTTAGGGTTAGGATTCTTCTTGAAGTACTCTAGAGGAGTTCCAAAGCGTGCTTTTGCTTCATTAGGGATACGAGTATTCATTCCTTTGTTAAACCAATTCATAGCACCTGTTGCTGCTTTTTGAAGTGGTTTTTTGATTACTCCTTTCAAAAAAGTTCCAACACCCTCATCAATTTGAGATGAGTATGCCCGCTCTGAAAATTCTTTATACGTCTTCATTGATCAGACCTTACCCTTTTTCTTGTAGGTCTCTTTAGTAAAAGATTCTGGTTTTCCACCATAGGACGCCCTTACTGGTGCAGTTCCTTTTACATAAGTAACCGAACCAGAGGAGTACTTGCCCTCTACGATGTCCTGGACGTGCTCAGAGGTCATCTGCATCATTACATAATTCGCCTCTTCTACGGTCTCTACGTGCCCCTCAGAGAGCAAGTATTCAAGAACTACATCATAGGAGTCCTTAATGTTTCTACGCTTTTTCATCTGCTGGTAAATAGAATCGGTTTCTGTAGGTCTGCTCCCATATCCACCATATTGTCTAATAGCATCAAGATCTACACCGTTTAGACCATTTTTAGGAGGTTCTGTCTTAGGAGGTTCTGTCTTAGGAGGTTCTGTCTTAGGAGGTTCTGTCTTTGGAGGTTCTGTCTTTTCGGGTTTCGAATATCCAGGAGGATACTCTCCATGCCTTTTTTTGTATTCCTCAGGAGTTTTAAATCCTGCCCCCAAAGCTTCTATGGGAAGAGGTGAAAAACTTCCCGGTGAATAATATTTACCACCCTGTTTTTGTCCCTGTTGATATTTGTAGTAACCAGGAAGATTATTTAAACCTTGACGAATAGTACGTTTAATATCTTCGAGGTTAAATTCGTTTAAATCACTCATCTTCCGCAAGCAAAACGTTTTGAATAATTTCTTCTGCCCATTCATCACTCATATTTTCCATGATAGTATGAGCTCTATCAACATTATCTGCTAGTTGACTTTCAAGAAGATAACCACAGACGGCAGCATACAGAAGTTCTGAAGCTTCAGTGATAGTCTCTTCACTCAAGATCTCAACTTCTTCTTTTTGAGTTTTTTCATTTGGATTAAAAAGTCCTCTAAGAAAAGATTTACCTTTTGGTTTTTGAATATCGTGAGCAGCAGCACCTAAAGCAGCAGCACCTTGAACATATGGATTTCTCACAACACCTCTTGCAGTTCTATAAAGGTTAGTTCCAACATCCTTTACTAAACTTCCAGCATCTCTCACAGCTTTTGAACCAATATCAACTGTTGTTTTAATGCCTTTATCCAAAAGACCTTTTGCAAGTCCTTTATTTGGATCAAGTTTTAAGTTCCTTTTGATGATAGGAGATAATTCTCCTTTTGCATACCTATATGCTTGACCACCCTTGGCTTGTGCAAATTTCCTTGCAGCATTACCTAATTTCAGTGCATTAACCATACCACCTAGAATAGCACCACCTACTCCCGTATTAACTCCATCACCAGGTGCTTCACTTAGCATAATTTTACTGGTGATTTGATTCAACTCACCATGACTTTTATGAGATAACCCAGACATCTTCTTATCTTAAAGTATATTTTTATTTATCAATACGCAGGTCCCATCTTATTTGGATTCTTTCTTCTTCTTTGATCCAGTTCTCTTCTCTGAGCACCAGTGAGTGTTCCATCAGCAACTGCTGTAGGTGTTGCAAGAATACCTGCACTAGCAAGTGCAAGAGGTTTAGCTACAGCAGGTAATACCCGTTTTGCAGCACTTCTCCATCCTGGAGTATATGATGCAACATCAGTAGCAGTATCAAGAGCAAAGTTTATTGCTGGATTATTACCAGTCAAGTTTTTAATTGGTCTTGTTATTTGGTTGCCAATCTCACCTTTGACCATCATAGATCCTAAACCTCTTGCACCTCTTCTGATAGTTCCGACTGGATCTTTTCTCAATGACGAAACACCTTGTCTGATGTTACCAGGTATATTTTTAATATCTTTTGCTACACCACTAGCATAACTCAAGATAGGGTTTTCAACTAAGTGTGCCTGTGAGTATGCCTGTTCGGAAAATTGTTTGAATGTTTTCATTTCATCCCCAACTGTTGTCTAAGTACTGTGATGAGAGAGTTAACTCCTTGTTGTGATGCAGCGTGAGTAACAACAGCACCAACTGTTTTGAGTGGTTTTGGAAGCATTCTGTACGCTGCAGCAGACAAAGCATCTGTAGCAGCAGCGGCACCAAGTCCTCTTACAAGAGCACCCTGAGTGCCTTCACCCCTTTGAACGCCTGTGTTATATCCACTGTAAGCAGATAAACCTCTTCCCAAAGTTCTAGCAGCAGAACCCATAACTGCAGCATTCTGCTTTTTAACTGCGTCAGGAGTTGAGGCAGCAGCAGACTGTCTCTGTCGATCAATGGCAGAAGTTACAGCACGCTGTGGAGCAGGTGCTGGTGTAGGGTTTGTAGAAGTGCGTGTAGTGCTAGTTGTTATAGGTTTACCAGTTTGAGTCCTTGCTACAACTCCTCTTACTCTCGGCAATTGAGGTTCTGAAGGAACTGTATCCACTGCTCTTGAAAGATCCCTCAATGCTTTTGGAGAAGAACCAGAATCTACTCTAGGTTTTCTATTGCCAGTTCGTGCATCTGCAGCCATGTCTTTAGCAGCTTGCTGAGCAGCATCAGCTCCTTGTGGTGTATCGAGTTCTAATTTAGTTCTAAACTGAGAATCTGCTGCTCTACCTTGAGGAGTGTTTCTTAATCCATGCTTTGCTTGAAACTCTTTGGTCCACTGAGCAACTTGCTGTGACGCTTTCGGATCACCTGTGGCAGCAGAGGAAAATGTTTGGTTTGCAGAATCTAATCTTGCTTTTATTTCAGGAGTCAACTTAACTCCAGGTCTATTATATTCTGCACCCATTCTACCCTGAATAAATGTCTGAACAGCATTTGGTCTCAGGCTACCATCGGGGGTATAATACTTTGGATTATATTGTGGTTTGGTTTTTTTTGGCTTATTGAAACTTCTACCCATTCCAGGAAGAGAGGGTTGAACTATAGATTGTGGTTTTACTATGTCTGGAACTTCCTCAGCTTCAGTAATGAAATTCTTGAATGACTTCATCTGCTCACACTTTTCCTATAAGGATATTTATAAAAAAAGAGAGGACCTCAGTCCTCTCTCTTAAATGCCTCATATCCATCATATTCACCGAACATATAAGCATCAGACAATGCTGCTTCTCTATATGCTCTTAAGGCATCCTCACGGAATGCCTCAAACTCATCATAAGGAGAATCCTGAGAAGGTGTCTGCTTTAACGTCTTGCTTGATTC